AACATAATATCAGACCGTCATAAGAACATTTCTGATAGAGACGAACTTGCAACTGAAATGTTTCGCGATGGCTGTCTTCTCGGCGCAGCAATCTTTGTTGAGTTACTCGCGACCGGTCAAGTCGACTTAAAAATCATTTCTCGTGTGAAGGAGAAAAAGAATGACAGCAAAAGTAAAGAGAAACCCAAAACAGATAGGAACTTGTTTATTTGACTGTATTCCGCAAGTAGGTCCTTGTCCAATGAACTGCAATCAGTGCTTTTACAATAGGCCAAATGCATTCTACACAGACATCAAAAAGCCACTGATACCAGAGCCGGAGACAGTAGGCGATGGCATAGTTAGAATGAACTCAGGAAACGACAGTTGCGTAGAGAAACAAAAAGTCATTGAAGTTGCTAAGCGATACAAAAACTACTTCTTCAATACATCAGTAAACGATATGGACTTCCCAGGGCCTGTTGTGCTAACTGTTAATCGCGATGAGGAAAGAACACCTGCAAGGTCGCCAGTTATCTACGCTCCAGCAGCTGTTCCAGCTAACCTAATGTTCGTTAGAGTTAAAGTATCAATCTCTAACATAGGCGAAATTGTTCCGCTCATTTGCGACTGGACACTTGCAGACGTGCCAGTTGTATTAACGTTTATGAGATATTATGAAGTCGATGCGCTTAACTATACAATCAAGCATCGAAATCCATTTGTAGCAACGAGCGTAAATGGCGATTTCTATGAGTTCAAAAAGCATATCATTAACCGCTATTGGTGTATGACTAAAGAAACAAAACTAGCAATAATGAAACTATTAGAAGTAGGCAAGAACCGCTTACTTACCACCTGCGGAACTCCTGACTCCAGTTTATGCAAAGACTGTAGAAACTGTGAGCACTATTATTGGATAACCAAGCGGCGAATGTATGATAAGGAGGAACTGTGATTGGCGAGGCGATTAAAGTCAGGCGTATTAGAAGCATTTTGCAAGTTTACAGAAGACACAGAAGTCCCAGCGGTCTTTGCTGTTTGGGCTGGCATAGCAACTATCTCTGCTGCACTCGGACGAGACTGCTTCGTTGACCAAGGATACTTTACGGTTTATCCTAACTTATACATCGTTTTAGTTTCCGGCTCCGCTCGGTGTAGAAAGTCCACTGCAATTGGAATAGCTGAGGATTTTATTAAGCAAATAAAGCCAGCTGTTAATATACTCAGCCAAAAAATGACGCCAGAAGGGCTAATAGGCGCGTTGAGCGGAATGATTGGTGAAATCGGAGCTACTGAGGTTGTGCCAGCTGCTATTGGCATCGCAATAGTCGATGAGCTATCAACACTAATTGACAAAAACGCATTTAAGAGCGGAATGATTTCGATATTGACTAAGCTCTACGATGCAAAAGACTTTGAGTATTTAACAAGAGGACGAGGCCGCGAGATGGTCAAAAATCCTTGCTTGTCAATTTTAGGTGGCTCAACTTTACACTGGATAAAAGAGTCTGTGCCAATTGTATCTATTGGCGGCGGCTTCACTTCGCGTGTAGTCTTTATCTACAAAGACAAAAGAGAAAAACTAGTCCCCTGGCCGGTCTTATCTGCTGAAAACAAGCAACGCAAAGAAGATATAATACACGACTTGAACGAGGTTGCAAAGTTGCGAGGCCCGTTCGCTGTGGACAATCAAGCACTTGAAATGTATAAAAGTGAGTATGTTAACTTTTACGAAAATAGTCATCTAATGGACAACCAAGACTTAAGCGGCTATGCTAATCGAAGGCATCATATATTACTGAAACTATCAATGATTATTTCTGCATCGAGACGAGACAGTAGAGTAATAACAGCCAGTGATATGTCGACTTCTGTGAGCATAATGCAACGAGCTGAGGAGTCCATGCCGCTGATACTACGAGCGCTAACAGCTAAAGAAATCGGCGATACGTTTGATGAGATACTTAAGTTTCTAATAAGACATAAAGTAGCTAACAAGAGCGATTTAATTAGACACTTTAGACACAAGCTGTCGTCGCAGCAGATTGACGAAGTTATGCGGACATTAGAAGAAGGTGGATACATAGCTGTAGAGGTGGACGGAAGAGCTATAAGATATGTGCTAACTAGCACATATAGATAAAATGGAGAGTAGCCAGATGTAACTAGCTACCCTCCTGACGAAAGCAGCAGAGCTCTTATCGGCGGACTTGTTCAACGTTTGAACAAGCTGTCGATAATTACCTCCGAGAGCGAGAGGGCCTTGGCTCCCTCGCTCTTTTAGTCCTGCCATAGATATCTCCCTCCTCTGGCACACTTTCGAAGCCGCCGAATAAATGCATAATTTTTTGATATCCAGTCCGCTCAGCTTTTTTCCATCCAGCTTTATCGCTGACCAGCCGTCCTTGCACGGCAGCCTTAAGCGCTCTATATGCACTTAGTCCTTTTATATCGCCAGCTGACTCTATAGCATTCTCAAACGCACGTGCCATAGGAAAGAACTCCTCAACGTTATTAGAGAATGCACTGAGGAGCGAATCCACAGCTTCTGCAAAACTAATCTCCTTACGAGCATACCGAGACCATGCTCGATAGTTGGCATCAAACAGATGCTGAACCGTTCCAGCACCGGGGCCTAAAAGAGTATATTTGGAATGACTAGCTAAATCATACGCGCCACGTCCGACCATTTTAGTCATTACACCGCAGACTATTGTTCCAGCAGCCATGCTCTTCAGCAGGTTCGCTGTGCCAGTTCTGGCCATAGTCCAGTTTTTTGTCTCTATTCCTTTCATCATTGGATAAACGCCACGATATGCCAGCAACTCTGCTGCACCTCGAGGAAACGTATAGATGCCCATAACGACACGTTGCATAGGCGTTTGCTCAACCATCGCACGTGATGGAGTTGTGTATCTTAAGTGAACATCGTCAACTGTTATATTAGCAATCTCGGCAGCTGCATCATCTATCCGACCGGCGCCTAGTAAATCTTGTATAACTATCTTTTGTGCGTCCCGCATTGTAGCTACGTTAGTCCGCACTAGGAATTGCTTTCTTGTTATTTTGTTAGACAAGTAAGCCTTGGCGTTATGCTTAGCAATCTGATATTGCGTTATCCATAGCGGCATTCTATTGCCATACTCATCAACCCATCCATACAGCGAGCCAGTCCGCTCAAGCAGCGTTGCATATCGTCCAGCTAGGTATTTATTGCCGAACTCGCGACTCATATTAGCTGTATCCTGCATTAGATACTCTCGATAAAACGCTCTTCGTTGCGAGACGTAAGTAGGAAAGTCTCTGTGAAACCGCTTCATCATTTCTGGGTCGATTTCACTGAGCGTCCGACCACGCAATAGTTGCTTACCTATTCGAGCATGTGCCTTAGCAGCTTCTTTTAAGTTTATTGCCGTAGGTCCCATTCCAAAGTTTTGCATAGAGTTTCTAAATGCCATCCACAACGCAGCATCTGGTCTGGACATAATAGACAAACGAGTTCGCCAGAACCATCGCTTTATGTCAATTGCAACTTTAGCTGGCTGCGTGATAGTTGGACGCTTCATTAGCAAATTGTTTATCATATTGCGGACATACGCAAAGTCTGTATTTGATAGATTAGCTTCATTAAGATACTTATACATTAAGTCGATGTCATCTGCTACAGCATTAGCAATTGACACACGTTGATAGTGTGTTAATACGTTATTGACAACTGAGCCTTTTTTCAGTTTCGCTTCACCCAGTCGAGCGTGTGCTTCATAAGGAATTGTGCCAGGAGTTCGATGAGGCGATTGAGCGGGCTTGTCAATAGCATACTTCGATACACGGGATAAATAGTCATCAATGACATCTCGACTTGCTGGGTCGGACATATAATAGAACTTTCTAATTCCTAATCCTTTGTTCCAAGGATATGAGTTGGCAATAAACTGCTTTAGCGTGCCTCTGTCTTTAGCCTGCTGAGTAGCACTAAGCACTGCAGCCGGAAACTTGCGAGCAGCTCGAAGCTCGTCATTGACCGACTGTCGATGGAATACTTTAGCAATTATCTCTTTGTCCATTGAGCTCCAGCCTTCGAGCTTGGCAACTCTGTTAATATGTGCATTAACGCGTTTAGGATTATATCCTTTTCTGATTATTCTCATTGCTATCTGGTCAGCGCCACGCTTAAGTCGAGGCTCTGCTACGAAGTATTTACTAGTTACGCTATCCGCAGCATATCGCCAGATGTCTCGAGGCGGCTTACCAGTTTTTGACCATAGCCTAAACACAGACTCTTGGACTTCTCTAGCCGCAGGTCCTTGCAAGATATCTTGAAGCTTGAGCGCAATTGTCTGTGCATGTGGACTTATGGTCTTTTGCACCTGTGCTCGCGTCTTAGGAGACCATAGCCATTTAGCTATGTCTATATTATCTTTAGGTGTTAGTCTGCTAACATCGGCGATACTAATCTTATTTGTAAACGTATTAAATGCTAGTCTTTCAGCATGTCCAGCTGCACGTATCATTCTGTCGTTAATTGTATAAAACGGCTTGCCTGTTCGCTCTTCAAGCGTAGCGAACATATGTCTACTGGACACCCAAGGATTTAGCATATTTGGCCTGTCTGTTTTTGTTAGTTTAGCTTTGTATCGCTTGGCAAATCGTTGCTGAGTCCGCTTCATCGACCTAAGTGTCATAAATCGCCAGCCAATTATGTCTGGATTACGCGGCAGCTGAGGAAAACCAGTAACTTTTGAGTGCTCAACTAAATAACTATCAATAGTTGCAAGCTGTGTAGGTTGCGCTGTCAAAATTCGATGTGGTTGTGTTCTTAAGGGCGGCTGGGCGGGCGGTAGCTTGGACAATGCTTTAGCCTTAGGGCCTACAAGCTCAGATGGCCTATACGCCGCAGCCACGCGGCCTATTTGAGTTATCGGTCGGCCAGCTAAATCCCGAGCTTCCTTATAGCTAAGTGCAATTAACGCATCCCTGTTTCCGTGACTAGCTGCTGCTCTAATCGCGTCAATTGGCTTTAGAAGCCAAGGATTTTGCTTCACAGGACCTACGCCGCGATACGGCTGGCCGGCTGAATACTGTTGAAGTGCGTTGTATAACTCGAAGCCAGCAACTGTCGAAGCTGTTTGTATCATATCTTCTGTGCTGCCGCCATAAAGACCAGTTATCAGAGTTGCACCGCCAACAGATATCGGCGCTCGTATTGCGACTGACGGAATATAAGCGTGCGTTCCGCCGACAAAGCCGCCATAGACAAACGCATTTGATGCTCGCTCGATTCGGTCGCCTATAGTCTCGCCCTCTTGAGGAGCCTGCATCGCTTCACGGGTTGCAAACTTAAGACCAGTAGCAACTGCTGCTCGGAGCTTTGGATATTCCTTTATAAAACCCAAGCGGAACTTAAACGGAAGCATCCAAAACTCTAATAGAACTTTTGGAATAGTAGCACCGGCTTGTAGAACCATCTTGTCAAAGCTAAATGGCCTCGCAGCAATGATACGACAGACAGCCTCGTAAGCTGCATCGCTGTAGCCAGGAGTCTCGAGTCCAATTTTGTGAAGATAGCCATAGCGACTTAATGCAGCTGGAGCTCCCCATATATTGGCATCGCTCATAATTACGTAAGTGGCATCTTGAATGTCTTTAGACGATGCGAGATATTCGTCTATTAGCTGTCTAACTAAATACTCTCTACTAACTATCCTATGAGCCTGCTCGTCAAAGCTCTGTGGGTCATGCATAACTGCATCTGTGATATACTCAATATCGCTCTTGGGCAGACTTACTAGCTTATCATACCAAGCGTGCGGGTCTGTGCCTAAGTATCTGTATATCAAATACGACCTGGCCTTTTGCTTGGCAACATACTGCAGCCGCTCAGCTTCGCTCATCTGTCTAATGGGCATTTGCAGGTCTAAAGACACATCTTTCAGCGGCTCAAATCGAGTAGCTTTTCCTTTAGCAGAAATGTCTTCTCGCTTTATCGGTTCAAATTTAACTTGCGGTATCATGGTTTTTCCAAGACTGTAAAGCCAGACAATCTCGCCTTGTTTATGTCCTCAACTGGAATGTAGCCAATTGTGCCGTCGCTACGAACGGCTAATACTTTCTTCTTTTTCTTTGCTGGTTCTATTTTGCTAACTGCCTCTTTAGCGCCTTCTTTAGCGGACTTGGGCGACTTTTTTGGCTTCTGCTTTTCAGACTCAGTTCTCCCGAGCCGCTCAACAGTCTCGACATTAGCGTTTGGTTCAGCTTTTTCCCATTCTTCTAAATATCCTAGCTCTTCAGCACGTTTGCGAGTCATCAACTGCCACTTATTCGCACTGAGAAGAGGCCTTACGTAAACTGCTCTAACTTCCGGCCACGTTTGATTATAATAGTATTGCTGTCTAACTTGCGCCAAGCTGCCTGGCTCAAATGCTTCTATTTCTGCTTTCTTCATAGTGCCAGGGTCAACAAGCTCGAACTCTCTGGCTGGAATTTGAGCTATAGCATCTTGGAACTGCTTCATTCCCTCAGGCGTGCCTGATAGCAAGCCAGATATAGCTGTGCTAACTAAATCAACGTTTCCAGATGTAGTAGCTTTTTGCAATGCTCTCAACTGCTCACGATACATAGTATCTTTGTATTGGTTCATTAGCTCCATGTTCTTAATCGTATCAGCTAACGCAAATGACTGCTGCCGTGCCGCGGCGAGCTGAGCTTGGTTGACTTTATAAATCTCATCAGCAAATAATACTGTATCAAGTGTTATAGGGGACTCTCGATTTAGTTTGCTTATAGTCTCGTATGTCTTTTTAGCCTTAGCAGCATCTTCAGGCGTGCCGTATTGTTTAGCTTTATCGTATTCTCGTTTTAGCTCTGCAAGCCTAGCCTTTTTCTCTTTAGCAAGCTCAGCAGCAAGTTCACGTAGCGGCTTTTCAGCTGCAAACTGCTCCTCCTTAAGTCCCATTGCTCGCTCGGACACTTTAGCTTGTGTTTTAGCAGCACCAGCATACACTGACGAGATGCCTAGTTGCTCTTTTGCAATTTTTAGCTTTTCTTTTTCTAATTCTCGATGCTTCTTTTGCTCAGCAAGCGATGCCATAGATACTACGAAACTCATTAAATTAGGTGTTTGAATTAAACCGTTTGCCATATTGTTTGCCTCCTATATTGCAGGCCCCAAAACACCAGGACCTAGGGCATTTACTGATTTGGCCATTGAACTGAAGCTCATACCAGCTCCAGATGAACTAGTCGCTCCGCCGAGTCCCCACATTTGAGGAAGACCCATCGCGCCTCCAAGATACATACCACCGAGCTGCAGACCCATTCCAGTAGCGGCACCGAGCAACTGCTCACCAAACGAAGGACCTTTAGGCGCTTTAGGAAATACCACGTGTGTAGGTATGCCTAAGTATTGCAGTCCGAGCGGAAGCCAAGGGCTAGCTTCCTCAGTTGTTCTTAAGAACTCTTGATACTTTGCAGTCAACGGAGCCTGTTCAACTGCTTGCATCCGCTCAGCTGCTCCAGCAGCTAACTCAAACTCCGCACTTGGTAGTCCGAGCAACTGAGCCGCTGCGCCAGGAACTCTTGCAGCTGCTGCCTCTGTGCTTCTGAACATTCGTTCACGTGCGTTCTCAAGAGCACTCCATAGCTGCGGCTGGACATACTGGCCAAAGTATCTATTAGCAGCCGCCTCAGTTGAGCGGCCTCGTGCAGCTGTATAGAAGCCACCAGGAATACTAGCAAACGTTTCCTGTAAAATAGGCGCTACAGTTGACTTCCAAGTTTCCATAAGCGGCGATGCAAACTGTTCTCTAAACTGTTTAGTAATCGAGCCGATGTCGGTTTGCCAAGCCGGCTCACCTCTAACGGCTCCCAATAGCGCTGAGCGAATTACATCGCTGTATTGGCCTAAGCTGCTCTCAAGCGTCTTGTATGCGGTTCTGAAGAGCGATGGCATCTCGGCAACTAACTGTCCAGCATACGGCGTCGCTGTTCGGCCAACTTTCGATGTTAGATACTTGCCTAACTTATCCTCGATTCTTTGCTGCTCAGCACTAAGTATTGAAGCTTTTGTAACTGACATTTATATTACCTCCGCTTTTTTACCTAACTCTGGCTTCCCAGTGATATGCTTCGCCGTTGTCGGCAGTAATGTATATGTTAGTAGCATCGGCTGCAGCACTTTGATAGCCGTTGACATTAGATGAGTCGCCAGAGATAATCACTATAGTAGGTGTTGCTGACAACCCATGAGCAATTGTTTGCTGAGCACCTGTGCCAGTTGAGCTACCAGAGTTTTCAGTAACGTAACCAAGATTATTTTTAATAACTACAGTGGATGACAAAGTCGCTCCATTAGAAATAGCTCCAGTAACATTATTACGGCAGTCATTATTGGCAACTAAAACTCCGCTGTGAGTCGAGCCAACAATAGCAATACCGTAGCCTTGCGAGTTTGTCCAGTCCGCTGAATTATCGTATCCAGAGCGACAATTAGTAATTGTAAAATTGTTCACTCCATTCGCAACTGCTATTCCGTGATATGTCCCAGATGCTCCATTTGAATTCCCTGAAAGATGACAGCCAAGTATGTCGTAGAAATCGCCAGCCGATATGTTTATTCCAGACTTACCATTGCTTACAGACCGGCAGGCAATCATTCTCACAGTTTTAATAGTTCCGCCATTTTCGTCAAAGATGAAACCCTGATTAGTATTATTTCCTGCCCAGCAGTTGACAAAGAATAGCGACTCAACAACACCTGCTGGATAAATATATGCTCCAATATATCCAGTATCAAAATAACAGTTGGTGAAATATCCCCAGCGAACCTGGTCATCTGCCACTGGGTCAATTTTTAGTCCATTTAAGCAGTGAAAAGTATCAGTTGCAATTATGTTATATCCACCGCCTGCGTCTGCACTGACCTGACCACCTTGAAGTCTTATACCAGCCAAGCACTTAGCACTTGAACCTTCACCAGATATTTCAGTATTTACTATATGCAGTTCAGATAACATATCCTTCTGCCAGATACCAATGCCATTAGTCTTCACTATATGGCGAAGTGTGCAGTTGTTTATGTAAATCCTGAACGGAAGATTAGCTGTCTCTGCTGCTCCTGTTCCATCATTGTGGATATAAATACCATAATACTGGTCTTCAATCCAAACATTATCAACAACTGTCCAAGCTGTAGCATCAAGGTCTATTGCAGCTCCAGCCGTTTTAGTTACACTAGCCTTAATCGATAGGCTCCTAATCGAGTTGCGTTCTATTTTTCCACTAGTTCCGTCGCCAAACTCAAAGGCGTTTATTGCCGCTGCAGCAACAAGAATGATTGATACTCCGATGCCAAGACCAGCAATATGTATATCGCTGCTGCTAATTATTAGTGCAGTTGTAATTTTGTATAGCCCCTTTGGAAAAAATACTATGCCACCGCCAGCAGCCTCAGCTGCGTCAATTGCTGCCTGAATAGCTACAGTATCGTCAGTTGAACCGTCTCCAGTTGCTCCAAACGCCTTGACATCAAACCAAGGGCCTCGAGTGACCACATCACCAGCAACGATTAAGTCGCCGCCAACTCTAAGCACACCTTGAAGAGCAGCAGTCAACAAGCCCTCAAGAGCTGACAAGTAGTCCTTAACGTCCTTTGGCATGCTGTCTGGCATCCTAGGAAACACAAGAGATTGTCGAGCTTCATCAGCCATCAGTCTCGCTCCGTTAACAGAACAACTTTACATCTAATCGCACTTCGTAGTTTAATATCTTTATCAGAGTATTGATAAAGCTTAAATCGAATCCGTCTGCTAACAACATCCAATGGCAGTCGATACGTCGTCCAATCGCTGGACAATGAAACCGGCGAGTCCGATAGTTCTGTCCAAGTCTCGCCGCCATCAGTTGAGTAGAAAACCTGCACAGTTGAATTAGATATATCAGCTTTAGCAACAAAACTAACCCATTCCCAGCGACCAAAGTGTTCTTCTTTATCAACAGTTGCATCAAGTGATTGATACTCACACGCGATGTTAGCATCATCGTCTTGTCCGCCAGCATCGTCCAACTGCATCACGTAGCCATCATCTGTGATAAAGCACGCTAGTGAGTATCCAGATTGACCAGATGACGCGTCGCAGTAAAAACTTTGCTCATCGCAATACTCATCAGCCCATCGAGCATCATCGCAATACCAAGTATACTGATTAGAGAAAACTGCTAACGCTCTAACCGAGTCTGCAAACTCGTGATATTCCCAGTGTTTTCGATAGTAGTTGTATGCGAAAACCGCCTTTGGATAATCCTCACCTGAACGTGGGATTGCAAAGTATACACATCGCTTACTTACATCGCGACCTGCTACGATGCGAGCAGTTTTAGTAGAGTCCAGCATGTCAAACAAATAGCCATTTACTTCTAAACCAATAGATGTTAGATAAGTGCCTCCAGCGTATGCATAGATTTCTTGATTTTTACCAAGGAAATAATGCACATTATCAAGAGCTACAAGAGCTCGCTGGCCAATAATGCTAGTCTTATAAATAACAGACGGAAACTCAAAAATAACCGGCTGGCCGTAATAACGAGCAACTGCAATGCTCTCTGCTGAATATAGTATCATATCTTGTCCGAGCTTAGCGGGTCGGAGCAACTCGCCAACAGAGTCAGTTAGCGTCGCTCCGCCAGACGTTCCATCGGAAAAGTTGTCAACATCGCCAGCGCTGGCAAACGCTAATGAGCGAACGTTATTAGCGCCGTTGTTGTAGTTAATCAAAAATAGATGATTCCAAAACTCCGCTACCTCTTTGCAATGTGAGAAGCTCGGATAGCCGTGCGACAGTACTTTGAACTTATCATCTGAATGGCCTTCAAAATACTGCAAATCGTCAACATTGTTAGTAATTATCAATGCAGTTCCGCCATTATTGCTGAACTCCGATGTATCGTGCGCTACGCAAAAAGCCCAGATATTATCAACATCGCCGGTAAAGTTACCAGCCGCCGGCGTTATGTCGTCCCATTCGTCAGATGAGCTATTGTAGTGATACGCTTTAGTCGTAGTTAACGCGATTAGATGCGTGGTTCCTCTGGCGTCTGTATAACTAATCAACGCACCGCCAGTTCCGCTGAGTGGCAAATTGCTACCAAGCTGCGTATATCCCATTCGCTTTCTAATGCCCCAAGGCTCAACAATGAAGTTTTTCATAAAAGGCGAGTAGGCCACATTGACAGTAGTTGGCTCAATTTCAGTATTAAGACCATCAGTAGCTATCGGCAAATTAACATAAACCGCACTGCTAGGCATGCCATATCTCCTCATCATCTGGCTGTTCAGCCTTATGCTTCTCAATGACTTGACGCAGCTTGAGACCAATTGCTAAGTTGCGACCGCCAGTTACGTGTCCAGCTGGCAACCGACGCTTAGTCTTTCGACGCCTGGCCAGTCCGCTTATTTGATTAGTCATTATCCTTTTATCTCCGTTATAGTTATGCTTGATACGCCAGCTGTGCTAAAGAGACCGTTGAATGTGCAAGTTCCAGAAGGCGAACCAGCTCGGACTTTGAATGTAATTTCATCAGTCGTTCCGGCGTCCATAAAGTAACGAACTATAACTGTCATCGTAGCAAGGTCTGTAGCATCGGTGTCAGCAACGCTAACAGCTAACGCATCAGCATCGCTATCTTTGAACAAAGCAGCAATTCCTTGAGCACCGTTGCTTGTTCCTAGCAAGACAACTGCTTCAATTAAAAGCTTATTTGTAGCACTTGTCGGTGTAATAGCAAGAGTCATTACCTCCTGTCCTTCAGTATTCTGTGGAATAGTATCATCCAGCGGTATAGCTCCGCTAAGTGTTGCCTTAGTTGCCGTCTGCGTATTTACAATCTGAACAATTCCATGAGCATCTACATATTTTTTGCTAGCAATATGACTATCCTCAGTCGGCGGGTCTAAAATTGCTACTTGTATTTTAGCGTCCGTTGCCGGCTCGCTCAATGCCAGTTGTCCAGTTAGCGGCGTTGTGTCTATTTGACCAACGTGAATAGCTTGACCAGCGAGAGTTCCGCTGGCTAGGTTAACTATATTATGACTATTAGCATTGATGTCTTCATCAGCTTTAACTCTCCCGACTCTAACATGTTGCCAACTGGTAGATACACCTGCTGCAGTTGCGACAAATACGCGGAGCTCGTTACTTGCTGCAGTATTTACAGCAATCCGACCATCATCGGATGTAGCAGACGTATCGAGATTGTTTGCTTCTGGGTCAGTAGTCGGCAAACCACTTTGTAGATAAACACGAGCTGAGCCTTTTAGATGCTGACCGCCGGCGTTATCAGTCGATGGAGTTACGTGCTCTTTAGCTATGATTATTTTAGCTGACGATTTGACGTCTCTAATCTTCTGCGGCACATCGCCTATTTTAGTATGGTCAATCGGCTTAGTTACATCCCAATCATTTTCCGCCATTCTGCTTATCCTCCAAATGGTTTAGACTAAGCTCAATCGCGTTAAGAGCATTGCGTGCAGTAAACAGTCGACTTTCAGCTTGGTCTAATAGACCTTGAATTCTACTAACCTCAAGTTCCAGCTTTGCTATCGATAGATTTAAGTTGTTCGATGTTTGAACAACTGAATTTTTTCTCTTCTTGCTCATTGCTTAATACCAAGTTCTTATATTTCCGTAGTCATCGTGGCCAGAGATTAAGTTCTCAACAGATAAACCTTTGTCTAATCTTTCGCGCTCATATCGCTCAGCCTTGAACTCTTCAGACAAATCAATTTTATCAGTATTTATTGCGTGCAGCAGCGTTCCGCCGATGACACCAGCGTCCCACTTAGGACCTAATGCCAGCGATTTCCAAAATGCGTAGCTGTCCATTTGCTGCAGAGACAAAAAGACAAAGGCAGTTACATACTGAGTAACAAATGTATCGAGGATAGTAATTGGACACGCAGTTGAGTCATCAGTAAACGATTGCTCAGTTGTTACTACGAGCCTTAGCGACAATCCGCTGTCTGCGGGTCGGTTAAGCAAAATCTCTGTTCCCCAGCGAAGACCAAATTCTGGCCAGCCTTTCTGGTTGTCCGATGCGTTAACTACATTTCTGTCCCACCAAGTCCGGTCTTTCATAACTAGCGGAGCATATCTATCTGCGTCGGACTCGATTATCCTAGCAGATACTACGTGAATTAAGTTACTAATTGACGATATATCAACCGATGTTGCATCCTCAGTAATCGAAAAATCACTTGGTTGCGACCGAGCGTCTCGGAATGGATGAGCATTGCAGGCGACCTTTAGTGCCTCGTTGCATAGACTCTCAATGAGCCCTGCTTTTTCTGTCCCACGACCGGTATTATAGTCAACTGCTGTTTTTATTTGAGCTCTTGTTTTTGCCATTTGTTATTGCTCCAAATCGCTAATAGACCTCGATTCAACTAGTTTCGCTTTAGCTTCTTGCAGTAGCTTTCGCAGAACTATATCTGCGTGCCACTGAATCTCGCGAGTGATTTCTTCTTTTGTCCTGCCGAGGATTTTAGCTGCTTTTATATGTTCACTGGTTATTTCTACATCTATATTCATTTTGTCTCCTATAACGCTGTGCCTAATTTATTGGCAGTGTATTCAAAAAAGTTTCCGTGCATTTCTACCGTTCCTGAAATTGTATCATTTTCACTTGCACTTAATCTTGTTATTCTCCAAAACATAGCTTTATCGTTTGCGCCTGGAGCATCTATACCTGTTACTTCTTCAATCACTAAACCATTACTTGTAGAAGATGCCGTGCTTGTTACAGTTAAGGTTTCTTGTGCTCCCGCTGTTGTATCGCTATTCGCTCCGACATATAAGTACTCAAACTGCCATTCACAATTCCCTGGGCTAACTCCGTCTGCACTCCAACCTATGTAGAAACTTGGTGCAACTGTTATGTCCATATCAGCAGGCAGTTTTACACTACCACTTACTGTTTGTTGATTTGACTCTATTGCATCATCAAATTGCCAAGCTCCTTTTAATCCGTGTAATACAAATGTTGCTGGTTTTTCTCCAGGTGCTTTTATTCCACCAGCACTTATGTAAATGTTTTTTATTACTCTTGCGTTGCCTGTCATTGTTTGAACGCCGGTAGATGAGAATAAAGTTTCATTTGTTCCATCGCCTATTTCAGCCTCACCAGTTATAATTTTGTTAAAATGGCCGTAGTTTTTTACACTGCTTTCATACAGTCTTCTGATTTCAGCTGCTGATAATGCCCTGTTGTAAAATCTTATATCATCGATTTTACAGTCTTCCATTGTGTAAGTAGAGTCGCCGAACTGCCAGACCCAGTTTGCCGTGCAGGTTCCAGTATGGTCTTGCTCATCCTTCTGGACACCATTTATGTATAGTCTAATTTTGCCGGCAGAAGAGTCATAAACGCCGGCAATTTGAAACCACTGGTTTTTGAATAAGTTTGCTTCTGTTACTGCCGGTCTTGTCTTTGTTCCGGTTGTCTCGTGTTTCCACTGCAGCTTGGATAATGCCTTGTAGTAAAATAGTGAGAAATGGTCATTTGAAGTCCATAGGATACGAGGATAAGAGTCTGTCGACTCAGATGGCAATGCAGTTGGGTTAATCCATAGGGAAAATGACATACTGCCTGTAAGGTCGAGAGTATTATTGTTATTAGTTACTGATACATAATCACTTGTAGAGTAGGACAGATTTAATACATCCTCTGAAACAGATGCACTATTTTGCAGAGTCCCATCATTGCCGTTGCCTGAGCTGTCCTTCGCTTCTCCATTATTGAACAGCCACCAGCCGACAAGAGAACTTTCGACAAATGATTTAGCCGTTAATGTTCCAGATGTAGTATCATCACCATTGTTTATTAGGTAGTCTGAGTGAGCCTGACTATTGTCTCTTGAGTGGTTATAAGCATCATCCCACTCGCTTTGTGTGCAGCTTGTTCCCAAGGTAACGCCGTCTATTGTTCCACCGTCTATGTTGACAGTAGTTACAGTTCCTAAATCAGCAATGGTTACGCCTGCGTTAGTCCAGTCCTGCTTCATAGCTGTTATCTTCAAGTCAGCAAACTTTGCATCACCAGAATAACAGTTTATGTAAGCATTGCCTTGGTCAACATTGGATGCCTGCAAATTGTTATCAAACACTATATCAAAGAAATCATTCATATAGACATACGCATACTGCATCGGATTAGGATGCCACTTTATAAATCCTCCTCTGTTATCTGAAGGCGCACCAGAACCTATACCGTGCAGCTCAAGGCCTACTTGGTTTGTTTTATTGTTATTGACAACCAGAGCTTCACCTACAGTCAAACTATTGTCAACTGACGATGCATAAGTGCTAACCGTCTTGTTAACTGCATCAACTCCGAGCAGTAGATTACTGCCCGATGCGTCTCGCATCTCGACAAAGTTAGTCTTGTCCGTTCCTGGTTGTATCTTGACTGTATTCCTAGTTGAGCGGATTGGCCAGTAGCTATACCTACCGCGACCATCGAAGCCAAACGCAACTGTTACAGCAAAAGCGATAATAGCTATTATTGTATATTTAGTTATTTTAGTAACCACTTACTTGCACCTCACAATCCTCGTCAAACGTGCCGTAGCCGTGAAAGACAATTAAGTTTACGCCACCTAAGTCAACTTTCATTATTGCGACGTGGTCATCACCTGGCGATGCTACATACACCCCGTGGTCGGATACGTCATTGCTGACATTGATTGTGTCAGCAAAGAGTTTAGTTGCACCTACGTTAGCTTGCTGCCCGCAAACTACATCAAGCGTGCATAGACGCTGCAGCTCAACATCTGCATCTACATCGAGCCGAGGGTCAGAAGCTATCCTGCCTACCCATACATCTATATCTACGTCCGCAAGGTTAGTAGACAATAGAAACCGAGCGAGCAGTGAGTTAATGCCGTAAGGCACTAGCCAATAGACTGCATTGTCTAATGATTTAATAAACTGAAACGTCCGCTCAGTTGTCCCAAGTGCTGAGTCCGCCGCTGCTGCGGTTGCATCTATTGTGCCTTTAGAAATCCAAGGTAGCTGTAGCGTATGCAAGATAACGTTCTGTGCGTGCCGTTTGCTTGCATATCTATTAGCCATTAGATAGTAAATCCTTCAGCTATTACGTTTACCGGCGCGTTGGCGCCTGCTTTCACCTTAAGAGCACCAGACAGTTTAATCGGCCTAATCAATCGAATGTCGATGAAGCCGCCATACTCATCAGTTGTCATCTCATAAGGCCCGAAAATCGGCGTAGAGTCATCATTGATAGTAATAGTTGTTGCATCCTGGTCGCATATAATCATAACATGCTCAAGATACAAATTTCCACTCGACGGAGCCGCCTTAACTGTCAGATTGCCAGTTGTATCTGCATCTTTGCTATACATCGATGCACACCAAAAGGTCTTTTGAGGATGCGTCTGCGGAACAGTAATTGAGTTATCTACTTGAGCCATCTAATTATCTCCTATTAAGCGTGCATCTGAATAAAAGTTGCAGCAGTCGCGGCAGCCGGAGCAACTGAGCAAACAAAAACTTCATCAGTGTCGAGTCTGTATGCTAAATCGCCAACAGACACTGGATAACTGTCTTGACTGCCAGCGTCTACAGCTGGGTCAGCACTAGTCGCAACCCAGATGTGTCGCTTAAAATGGCTAATGTTAAGCGAGCTCTTCTGGTTAGCTGTAGTTGTCATACTACTACCTCGCTGCAACCGCTGTAGAATCTTACTAAGCACACGACTGCCATTTCTCGGAACTACTAATGTATCAGCCATTAGACTTATACTCCTTAATCACATCTACTATTTTATTTACATCACTGTCAGTCAGCCACCAACCAACCGGTATACAAACGTGCTTACTGTCAAACTCATCTACGCCTGGTAGGTCAGTTGCTGAGCTGGCAAAAATCGTCTTTTTATCGTTCCGTCCGTGAACTTTAGAAGCCGCAATTCCGTTTTTGGCTAAGTAATCGATAAGCTCGTTGGCATCATTTGTCTTGATTGTATAGAGCCAGTATGTCGATAGTCTATCATCGCAGTTGTCAGTCAGCTCGATGGACTTTAGTTCTCTAAACGCCGCATTATAGATAGTTGCGTGTTCCAGTGAGCTATCGAGCAAGAAGTCCATATGTCTAATGTTAGCTAATCCAATTGCTGCATTGAGATTGTTCATGTGAAATTTGTATCCAAACTCAGGAGGGTCTTGTAAGCATCGCATTGCTCGACTCTTTGTTCTATCAAGACCATACCATCGCATCAGTCTGGCTCGCTTCATTAAGCTATCGTTCTTAAAAGCTATTGCTCCACCATCGACAGTTGTTAGGTATTTAATTGCTTGAAATGAAAAGCAAGTAAAATCAGAAATGCATCCGATGAGTTGTCCATTGTAAACTGAACCAAATGCGTGAGCCGCATCTTCAATAACTGGCAAGCCGAAATCGCGTGCAATTTGATTTATTTCCTTCAAATCGCACGGCAGGCCGCCCCAGTGAACACAAAGAATAGCCTTTATTGAGTCTCTTGCTAAGTTAGGGCGATTGAGCAGCCTAAACAAACAGTTAGCGTCCATATTGCCAGTTTTTGGATTAACGTCTGTCCAGATTGGAGTAGCTCCAAGAGACAAAATCGGCTCGTTAGTTGCAAGACAAGTCATCGGCGTTGAGATGACGTAGTCGCCGTAACTAACGCCAGCTAACCGTAGAGCCATAGTTATTGCTGACGTGCCAGAGTTGACTGTCAAAACGTTGTTGTTCTGAATAAAGTTGCCAATTGACAGCTCAAACTCCTTAACTGTATCGCCTTCGCCAACGTAGCCAGATTGAAGAACTGGCGACACAAAGTCATCAACATCTTTAGACATAAAGACTTTGAATAAGTCTATCATCGCTAGCTCCCTTCACATAGTGCCCATTTGTTCTCGATTGATTTTCTCCAGTCATTTCCATACCAGTCAACAAATAGTTTCTCGCATTCGCTAGGAATGCTAAATGAAGCACCAGCAAAATCAAGTGAGCACAAATTATCGAAGTGAGCCCGCTTAATTTTTGCTCTCATTCCTCGCTGCTCACACGTGTAGCAATCGTCGTTAAGTCTAAATACATAGAAGTCAGTATACTCATCGTTTCGCATTACAGTGAGCACGTTGTCAAAAGCATCTGTTCTGATTAGCTCGAAGCCGCTCTCTTTAAGCTCTTTAATCGCCTCAACTATCTTATCGATATCAGAGGCAAAAACTCCGATGTCAGTATCACGGTCGTGCGAGATGAGCTTTTTATCTCTAACTACTCCCAGCAACGTTCCGAACATTAGCCACATCGGTATTTTGTGCTTAGCAAAGACTGCTCTGATAGTCAATAGATTATCTAAGCTCTTCTGAACATCCATATGCTCAGTTCCGCGCCTAGCTATGCGCTCTTCAAAAGGATAGTTGCAGTATAACTCTTTGCTTCCATTAACTGCCCGGTTAACCGTTGGTCTAGTTGAACCCTCAAGCAGCGATTTGTAAATTGGCAAAACGCTATCGATGTGATAATACTCAGCGCGTCGCAGAGCTAGTTGAGACTGCTCGGCATAGAAATCTGGACTGCTACGTAATCTATCGAGCCAATAAACTATTGAGTCGCAGTTCAATGCTGGCATAAAATGCCCTTCCCACTCATCAACATATGTAGGCTCTGGATACGCAATAGTCGGAATGCCAAAGGAGCCAGCGTTGGCCAGCTTAAGCGGATTCTTTAAGACACCAGAAGCTTTGCCGTAGTCATCAACGTCTTTTCTATATGTAAGCTGAATATCAATTGTTCTGTAGAACATACAAACATCTTGACGACTTTTGAACTCCGATAGCCAGACAAACCTCATGCCGACTTCTTCAACTAATTTAATCGCGGTTTCGATGCCTAAATTAAAATTCTCCAGCTCACCTACGTATCCAACTACCTGAGGCTTTTTTACAACAATCCTGTTGCGCTCAAAATTACAATGATGCTCTCGAATGAAGCAGTTGTTTCTGTAGCCGATTTGCTCATTTATGTATTTAGCACCTAGCCGCGATATGCTAATTGCACTTACTGTAGGATGCTCCTTAAGCCATCGAACGCAAGCATAGGAGTCGATTGTATCGATGTAAATGTGCTTAACATACCTTAGCACATCACCGTCCGGCCAGCATTTAACGAAAATGCAAACATCATATGGACTAATTTTTCGCGGCGAAAGCACAGCGATGTCGCCTAGTCGCTCGACCACTTGCCTAGCTCTAATTTCGCCGGACGCCCAAGGACTTGGATAAAAGCAAAGTCTGGCCATTTATCTGCTCCTGTCTGTCGGTATGTAGTAGTGTCCAGTTTGACCTTCTCGTAGCTTGCCAACCTCGCCTTCGATTACTTTTAACTTGTGAAAGAGCTCGGCACTTTGCGGATACACTATTGAGGGGACGCCTAAGTGTCCTACCAGCACCCGAGTATCAATCCAAACCTTCTCGCCTATTTCCCTAAACATAAGGCAGAGATTTACATCGCTGCGTATGTTGACGAGCTTGCCGTTGGCATCTTGCTCACACGTATCGCGGAAGTATGGTTTCTTGAGCTTCTTTAGCTTCTCAAGATTTATGAGCGTGCATCCAAATGCACATACGGAAGTCTCATACACTCGGCCATCGAGCGGAAGCGTTACAGCATAGAACTGCTGCTTCTTGTTCTCATCTTCTCTAATCTCGAAGGCAACTTGCTGAAACCGCTCGCCTTTTTTGCAAACTAGTCCAGAGACCATCGCTTGGTCGCCAGTTTCCATTAGACAGTCGAGCGTCTCAACTGGAATAAAGTGGTCGCCATCGAGAAACAACGCATGAGTGCACTTCTGTGCGAAGCATCGCTCAATTATCGCGTTCCGAGCCTGAGCAGCTTGCAAGCCGCTCTTGCCAATAAAAACCAGTTCATACTTCTGAGCCCAGTGAGCTATACAATACAAATGGTTAAAATAGACACTGAAGTCTACATTGTTAAAAACGTGCGTGCAGATGGCTATAGGGCCTACTGCCGCGTTCTGCTGCTCTGTCATTCACGAACTCCTTGTTACAGACACTGAATGTCAACTAATGCGCTTGCAGCTGTTGCAGGACCTGTGCTAGTTAGACTCTTGAGAATCTGAACTCGTTTAGCATACAGGTAAGCAGTCGCTGCAGAGTTAGCTGTCGGAGCGTAGCCTTGGTCGAACGGTGCTGTGGCCGGCTGGACAGATGTTGCAATAGCAAAGCATCCGATTGCTTGTCCAGTTGCAGCTGACGACTGCATAATAGAGACCTTACGAGCGCCTCTAACTTGTATCCAACCGTGGTCGCCTGTGTCCGAACCGCTAGGACCTATAGCCGTCATCGGAACGCCAGCGACTATTTGAACAGATGCAGTTGATGCACCAGCACCGTGAGGATGAATAACCTTCTTATGCACGTTAGCTTCAACAGATGTGATTACGTCCAAGCAAGCACCGTCAGCGACTAAGGACGTAGAACCGTAGTTCTTAATCCACCGATAAGCCTTGCCGTCCTTACGATACACTGAGCCAATGACCTCTTCATCGTAAGTTCGCAGCTCCGTTAAAGGGACTCTTATGAGATTCTTATCCATTGTTTAGTTTCCTCACAATTTTAACTTGTTCAACATTTGAACAACTAACCATTAGCTAGCATACGTCATAATACCGTGCCGCCTCGGCTGAGCAGTTGCCAACCCAGGAGTCATACACACGATATAAGCCACACGCTCAAACTGGTTAGCTGTCTCTTTCCAATTTGTCATTTCGAACCATACATTTGGATGATAGTTCATAACTACGTGATTTAAGTTGAGCATTATCACATAGTTACCGGTGATTTTGCTACTGTATGTAAACGTTGCACCGTTAAACGTTGCAGTCTCGAAACCTAAATCGGCCGCCTTGCGATTGAACGCAGTTCGGACAAGCTGCAACTTATCACGCGCTTCATCCTTATATGCTTCGTAAATGTCCTGCTTGCACATAATAAAGTTAGGCGGTTCCTGATTAGCGTTGATACAGTTGAAGAAATGTTCCATATCAGGAACTAAGTTCAGCGCATACGGCTCGTTAGTCGGCCCTGCAATAAAGTTAGCTTTAGACTCAGTTGCATCATCATACGCTACCCAGTTTCTCCACCAAGTATTTGCTCGACTAATGTTGCCGTTAGATGTTCCTGAATCATAAGTATCACTGTCGCTACCGTCGCCACTAGTCGATACAGCTGTTTCAGGTGCAACGATATCGTAGATGCCGTTAGGCTGCTCAGGTGCCGCATAGTAACTGCCCCACTGCATTAAGTAGGTTTCGCCATCCTGCACGAGAGCGTTACGAGCTGCCTCAAGCCGACGAGCGATGTATGACTTAATCTGATACTTGCCCATATTCTTCGAGTCGTCAATCATCGAGCGGTTGACATCGACACAGAAGAACCGCCACTGTAGATATGCCATAGTATCGAGCTTCTGTATCTGTTGTTTAAGCGTGCTGCCTTCCTTAAACCGCTGAGTGGTTTTCTCACCGTAGCCGACAGTATCTGTCCAGCCATACTCTCCGCCTGCTTGTTCTTTTAAGCAGCCATACTCTTTAAGTGCAAGGGTAAACACAGTAGCTTCGAGGACGTTGTCAACTACCTGTGGTCTTATCTCATACCAAGTGTTGACAAAATCATCGTCAAGTTCCCTTGTAAGAGACGTGAGTGTAGCCATCAATAATTACCTCCAATTAAGTTTTTCACTATTCCTTTGACGAAAGTATCTTCTCCGCTGCTTGGTCAACAAAGCTTCGGAAGCTAACAATTCCAGTGCTGCGACTCGGCTCGCCAGACGTTCTCGCTGCTCGGCCTCGCATTGTCATTGCAGCAAGCGCTTCTGCACTCGGCACAAGACCGCCAGAACCCTCAGGAGCTGAACCGTAAGCCGCCGGTTTCTCCGCCTCAGTTTCGTCTTTAGGCGGAACACTCGATGCTCGCTGGGACTTAGCCAGCATATACGCATCTTCATATTCGATGCCAGGATACTTTTGCATAATTTTTCCTATATCATCTTTGTATTCATCGAAATCACTAAACTTCCTACGAGCTTCATTGAGGCCTAAGCCGGCTATAACCGACATTACGACCTTTTGCAACTTTTCGACGCGCTCACTCTGCGGCTTTATTGCACTAGTGAGCTCTTCTTTTAGCGCCTCGCTTCTTGCATTAACAGCTGTATCAAACGCATTACAAATAACGTCGATAAGCTGTTTATTGGTCAGCTGTGCGTATTTGTCTTCCTCATCTACTACATCAAGGTCTTTCAGTAGATTCTTAATGTCCGCTTGGCTTTCCCGAAGCGCTTTGTCCTCGTCCTGTTCTTCCTGAACTCTTGCCGTCGCACTCGCTCTCATTTGTTCTTGCAGCGACGATATTGCCTGCTGAAGCGGAGCTACTGTCTCCGCTATTCGCTGCTCTATCGAGCGTTCCTCCGACTTTTGGCTCGACTCCGATTCCTGCTGTGCTTGTCTTGCTTTCTCTGTCTGCATTTTTTAATGCCTCCAATTTTTTAGTTTTCTCATACTGCTCAATAATTTTTTGCCTGCGGTATTCAACAATCCGCCTTCGATGCTCTCGTTTTACAGCTCGAATAATTAAGTCCAACTCGCGCTTAGTTATGTAGTCGCCTAAAAAGCTGACCTTTGGGGCTCGAGCATCACCCAAATCGCAAACTAACTTCTTCATACCAATGCCCCTTAATTATAGTAGAGCACCTAACTCCAAGTCGTGCTCCTTTGCGTAACGCTTCATTTCGCGTTTACTGTAGAACGTCTTGCCTCCAGCGCATACGTGCTTTAGATGTATGCCCTCTGCTGGAAAACAGTCTGCAACGAACCGATTAGTAATGAGCCGCTGCATACGCTCGCCGCAACGAGGACAAGTAACTACGGCGTCATATTTCCAGACAAACTCATCATTTAGTCGGTTCTGACAGTTTTTACACTTGTAATCAAATACAGGCATGTCCAGTTGTATCCTTATCCAGTTTGACTTTTTTGTCCGACCTGTTCAGTCCGCGTAGCTGGAACAGTTGGCAAGCTGCCTGGTGCGGCTGCAGTTTTGCCAGTCATCGGTGCCAAAATCCGCTCAAACGCTGGGTCGCTAACTGCATCACTGAGATAAGTAAACAACGCTCTAATGTCCGCGCCAGCGAGGAACGGCGCCATCTGTCCAAGCATCATCAGCGCCTCGACTTTCCGCTCAGCTCGGCTAAGTTGCCGCTTGGTTGATAAGCTAATATCATACTGATAGTCGCCTTTTAGCATATCACCCGTAACAACTGCCCAGCCCTCATCGTGCATAATTTCCCGAGGCACACGCCAGTACTCAAAGATTATTTTGTTAACTTTACTTATTATATCAATGTATAAGTCCGCAATAGCTTGCTCTCGCCTGTTCAGTCGCCGTTGAGCTCCAGCCGCAACAATAGTTGCCTCCCGAGCAGTCCGCCTGCCAGAAGCATCATACTCACCGAGCTGATTTCGACTGAAGCCAATCGCCTCTCTTGCATCTCTACGATTGTTTTCTGCATAAGCAATATGGTCAAGCATGGTGCCAGTTTGCATAGGTGCAAGTATCTCGTTAAGCGGAAACTGAGTATCGACGCCTTCAGCCGCTCCGACGTCAGAGCTCAAAAATCTCGATAGTGCTTCTTTTGAGAGAGCATTTTTGCGATATAGGAACTTCAACACGCTAATCCGCCGCTGCTTCTCGGCCTGCTTACTTATGTCAAATTGTGTTTTTTGAAGCTGGCCGAGATAGTAAGCTGGCGGAGTTGTCCAGAAGGAACGAGGATGCTGAGTCAAAGTAGCTGCAACGTAAGGAAGTCCGCACGCTACCTGAATTGCATCTGCGTTCCTACGTAAATACCTATCGTAGTTTCGTTTAACAACTAAAATCTCGCCTGTAAGCCGGTCTCTAATTTCCCATAGTTCGATAAATTGAGGATTTTTGTTATGTTCAGCGATGCCTTTTAGTCGTATTTGCTGCTTTTTTGTGCCGGTTGATAGATAGGACTCCATAAAGTCCTCCATCGTTATATCGGCCTGCAGTGAACTTGTATTTTTGTATTTTGGGTCTGCCTTGACTGCATCTATGTGCCTAACAACACGGTGTGCTACCCAAGGAGCATCTTCAAGAAAAATAGTTCCCCAAGGCACAACAAAATCGTGAGGCAGAACCGGCCTAATCCAAGGCCAACCTGGCTGAATATCAGGCGACTCAATCCGCTTGCCTTGCTTATTAAACTGCGTAAATGTCATTCCGAGTAAGTTATTTCCTTTGCCGATGTCGTAATAAGGCGACCAGCCAAACTCGCTATCGTAGCCGATTTTTAAGATAATCGCGCCGTAGAGATAGCCGTTTAGCAGCGCTTTATCTACGTATCGCTTTATTCGCAGCTTGCGGATGAAATAATTGTCAAGAGACTCAATTATAGGCGCCTTATCGATGCCAAGTCGCCTTTCTGGCTTAACTACGAACTCTGGGTCTGGCACAGTTAATGCGCTCATTATCGAGTCGCCCATTGAGTAGACTAAGTTAGGCCCTATAGCCGTATCGCCGTGCGGGTCGTTGAGGTAATTAAGCTCAATCTTCCGCCAAGCCGCCTCACGAGCGAACATCTCGCGATACAGTAAAGCATTGTCAATGTCGACTAACCAGTCCTCTGGAGTCTTTTTAGCCATTATTTCTTCTTTACTTTCTTTTTATGTCCAAGATAAGTTTTTCCGTTTATGTAGCAATAGTGTCTATACTCACCGGCCTTTAACTTAAACCGTTTAGAAGGCCCTTTTGCTGTCCGCACTTTGCCACCAGCTTTTACGCATCTTTCAAAAGCTTTAGGCATTTTATAACCTCCCTACTGATACATAGTCATCACGCGGCAACGTATCTCGAATGCGCTCGTCCATATTGCCAATGTCGTAAGGATATTTGTTCGCTAACTCCGCTCGGCCTAACAGTTCATCAAGAATTGTTTCACCAGCAAACGGATTGACAACTTTTTCAGTCTGCGTCTCGATGCGATAACTTTCGCAGGTTTTGCTCCAAAAGTCAATCTGCATACTGAGCGCATCAACTATGTCATCGTGTCCGCCTGATTTTCTATTTGGGTCGAACGCGATGAGCTCGCGCTCGAGGTCTGAATGTGTCTGACGAATTTTAACTTTACCAGCCGCAAACCACGGTTGTAAGCCGAGAATCCGACTGGCTTTGGACGTCCGAGCATTTTTAACTTCTTCAATGTAAAACCTTTCGTTTAGTTGCTCCTGTCGCCTTCTAATCCAATACATCAAAGTTCGCTGGTAAGCTACTGACTCAATTTTAGTAACTAACGAGCGATATGCTCTGATATGACTAAACAAACGCTCAATCAACTGTCCTGGGTCGCATCTTTCACGGTTGTAATGGACTACAAAAATCTCGCCAGTCGATGGCTTTACTCCAGTTGTTATAACAACGTTAAAGTCCGAGTCGAGAACCTTAGATTGACTATCCGATGGAGCTGGGTCAATCGATGTGCAGTAGAGCAAATCCGATGGTAAGTTGTCATAATACTTAATGTAGCTGCGTTTGAAGACTTGATTGACCGATGCAGTCGGCGAATTCATATAAAGCATATCGAACATGTGAGGACCTACGCCTTGAGGCCCTGCTAACTCGTCGAGCACCTTATCATTAAATCTATCCCATACAGCAACTCCGCCTTGCTCTTTGCTCGCCGGTAGTCCGTCCTTTTCACGAGCCGAACGACTAACAATTTTGTAACCAGGCGCATGTTTTAGAATCCATCCGATTAAGTCCTCAGGCGCCCATCGAGTTCCAATAACCGTTCTGACTGAACGGATTGGATGTAGCAGCAACGGATAACACATCTTGTGAAAGCCGATAGCTTTCTCAATTTCGAGTTGCGTAGGTTGCTGAATTTCGCCAGACATAGCATCGTAATCTGGCGCAACTGTATCATCTTCGATGACTTCATCATAGTGGCGACTAGTAATAGCTGTGCCAGTTCCAGCTGGCTCGAATGTGCCCTCTGGTGCAGCTAGCGTCCGATTGACCGTTAAACACTCCGATGACCAAGGTCTGTCGCCTCGAGGGAGTAGGTTAGGAAATAACACTTGCAACAGCTCATTTGTTTCGAAGATTGACTTGATTGAGTTAATCTTCTTTTTTGCGTTGGTCATAGTGTTTTGAGCTATCAGAATTCGCACATTTGGATTGTTAATAGCTCGCCAAATCGGATAAGCAATGGATGCTATTGTTGATTTGAACCAAGTTCGCGGCATCACAACCAATCGCCGAGTGTTCTCGTGATAGTTCTGTAGCATTAAGCAAATCGGCCGGTGGATTTCAGGAGTTAAGTCGCTGTAACCTAAAATCGCCCGAGCAAAGAAAAACAAAGACTTACGAGATTTGTCGCGTAAGTCATCAAGAGTTTTTTCACTTATCTGCTGCATTGTTATTGCTATTGATTAACTTTTTAATGAGCGTTTCAAAAAAACTAAACTTTGTCTCTACAAGCTCGCGTAAGCTGTCTATTTTTTGCTCAAGACAGTCCTCACGCGCTTTGCAGGTTTTCTCGGTAACAAATGTCCTGTATAGCCAATAGAAAAAACCAACATTTAGACTTGCAATGGCTACTAGTATCTTCCAGCCGTTCAATTTCTATTTGTCCATAGCAAGAGTTTCCTCAATCCGAACGGCATCTTCAGGACGGATGACTACAGATAGATTTCTACTTTCGACTTGGTGGACTTTAGGAAATCCGCCGCGGTCGAGTATTTCGGCGGATGCTCTAACTGCGTCTGCATCGCGCGAGTTAGCGTTGGACGCGATAAGTCCGAGTCGATGAACTGCAGCAAGTGTATAGCTTCTAATTGCTTCAGTTACCTCGTTGCTCGACGCAACGATTGACTCATCGACCATATTGTCCAGTTTGCTCCGCCGAGTTGCGAGCTCGTGCTGGAACGATGGACTATTGACAACTATAGAAACCGCCTGCTGAGTCATTCCAAGATGGTCGGCAATTTGTTTGTTAGTCCATCCGCGTAGGCAATACTCGAGGATTTTATAGTGCCTCGGATTGAGTTTCTCGATTTGATACATTTTTTGTTCAGCTGTTTAATTTTTTGTTCAATCGCGATTTTTGTTCAGCTCTGTTTAATTTTTTTGTTGCGTCTTTCGCAACAATGAGGCCGTTGGACAGGTAATTGTCAAGAGCTTTTTGAAAAATCGGATTTGTTAGATGGATAGTTAACAAATTGGACAATTTTTGTCCCTTTTGTTCAAATTGAGCTCGATTGGTGAGAGAGCCCACTAACCGCCGCCGATGTAGCTGGGGGGTTTTTAGCTCGCCGCATCGATGCACTGCGCCACAATTGTAAGATAAACATCTAACAAAAATCCGCAAAGATTTTGTAAAAACAAATTAAAGATTTTTCGAACATCTGTCGATATTATTCGTATAGACATTGTAAACAAGCGTTCTTTTACAACTGAATATTGAGCCGGATTGTCGATACAAAATATCGAGAATGAGGTGATTACAATGGCTAAACAAAAGAAGACAAAAAAGATAGATGGTATCGACTATCGATTGCACAAAACATCAATCGGCACCATACAAATCGGATTTGTGCCGGTCGAAAACGTCCTAACAATTGACGGATTGATTGCGTCAATTGAAGCCGGCCGTGCAAATCCGAAAAAGATTGCGGACGACTGGGACTATGGATGCGGCGTTCGTTTGCAACGATACGCTCGATTGATTGTCAAGCCGGACGGAGAATTCAACGACACAAAATGTATGGAGATTGCGGATACATTACCTCCAGATAAGCTTGCACAATTCGCCGGCAACATGGCCGGATTGCGTGCGTATTGCAAACAAATTTTTGACGAACGTCAAGCGACAAATCTCAACGATATCGACCCTGAGCGTATCTTCACAGAATTAATCGGACGTTAAAAACGATTGTTAGTTAATCAATTAACAAATTCGGCAATCCGGCTTATTTTTCTATTATTATTTTTTCTTTTGTTAGCTCATCAATCCGATGACAAAATTGTTGTTGCTGGCGCAACAAAGCAGCTAATCCAATCGCACAGTTGACAAAGCCGATTGTTAGATGTTCAAACATTGAACAAGTTGTTCAGCAAATAGACTTTCCCGAGAAACCGTAGGTTTTTATTATCACCGCATCTAATCGCATTATTAAAATTTCTTATACAATATATTATAGATATAATATATCCATAATAAAAAACATACGACTACTCGGGAAAGTCTATCTACCGAACAACTGTGTTGCTGGCGCAACACTACAATTGCGCTAGCGCAACCAACTAAACAATTGTTGCTAACGCAACAAAACCAACTAAACAAAGGAGAAACTAAAAATGTTAAACTTAAAATCATCAATCAATCGACCGGCTTGGACGCAAAATAATCTACTAGCGTTCAAGCAACTACACAAAACGCATCGGAGCAAAAGACGCAACAAAACAACTAATCCAAACATTCAACTAAACCGAAAGGAGGTGACTAACAAATGAGCTCAAAACAAATCGATTTAGCCGAGCTAAAATCTGCAATCGCTACAGCAATTGCAAACTGCAAAGACAGCTACGCACAGAGCTACTTACATGCAACCGACGAAGCACTCCGAGATTACGGCTACAAAGGACTACACGTCCAGCTGCTCTACTGCTTAAGCAACATGCAATACTGGCGAGGTGAAACGGCTCGGCGGACTAAAGCAGTTTTCAAAAAGTACATCAAACTGCTCAAAAAGGCCTAACGTGTAACTAGTAAACGTTACGCCGACTGCTGCTCTCTAACAACTAAATATCGGAGAAACTAAAATGGAAATTACAATCAAAGGCAAATTGAAACAACTGCACATCGAGCTTCTGCAAATCGAGCCAAAGATAGACCTACTACACGATTTAGTTGGCTGCGGACGCTTCGAGTGCATCGCACAAACTGGCGATGGTTACTTTCTCGCAGGCACTTACAACAGCGGTTTCAACTACTTCCTCGGCAAACCAACTAAAATCGCAATCGAGCGGACTAAACAACTGCTGACCAAGCTGTCGCCAGAAGCTCGAGAAACAGCAGTATCGTTTCTGAAACACTATGACATCGAAGGTCTAACAGACAAGCTATAGGAGACTAGTCAAATGAGAACCTACTTAATTTGTAACTCCATCGGCGGAGTTATCGATGTAATCAAGACTGCAACGTATGCAGACGCTTGCATCGAAGCATCCACTAAACCGAATGCTGAGTTCATCGTAGAACTCGCACAAAAGGACATAAACGCAATTAAGGAGACTAACAATGGCAAGACTAGTCGAACGGATAATTGAGCTAGGTTTTCTCCTAGCTCTCATCTACCTGCTGACCGGCTGTGCAACAATCAAAGGTCTAGCGCACGATGCCAGCTGGACAGCTGACAAGATTGACCAGTCGATTGTAGTTCCATCAGACTAATCAATAGATTAGTCAATAGACTAATCAATCACCTCGTCTCGGGTCTAGCGGAACTAGTGCACTCTTGCGCTAGTCCGCTAGGCCTAGTTGTTCAAACATTGAACATCTAAACAAAAAAAGGACAACTAAAATGCTAACGAAAAAACACTACAAAATAATAGCCGATGCAATCGCAGATACTACACAATGCAAAAGCTCAAATGACAACTACACATCCGGCTACAACGACAGTAGATTGCATCTTGCTCGTTTACTATGCATCCGATTTGCGGCTGACAATCCAAACTTTAGTGCAGAAAAGTTCTACAATGCATGTAAACTAAAGGAGACTAAAAAATGAACTCAACTACAATAATCGAGCAAATAATAGACGAGCTCATCAAAGTCAATGAAAAAATCGAAACTACAACTGACAAGCGGACTGAACTAAGACACAAACTTCAAGAAACTGAGGCAACTAAACAACAATTAGAAACTCAACGAAACGAGCTCATCGACGAGCTTATTAGAACAGTTAACGATTTAAGGAGAAACTAAAAATGAAGCTAAACAATAAAGCTAATCGCCTACTGAGCGACCTCATCAGAAACTACGATGAAATGCAACAAGTAAACGATGACATAAAGCTCAACAACAGATGGCTCGACGATTGCGACAAGCGAATTGCAGACGCTATATCTGAGCAGCGAGAGCTTTTCAGCGAGCAAAAGGAACTCAACGAGACCAAACGAAAACTGCAAAACGAACAGCTACAAATTATCAAAAAACTAGTTGATGCAATAAGCAGTTAAAGGAGAAACTAAAATGGAAAAACTATCAGCAGTCTTTACTCGAGAACGTGAGTGCAAACATTCCGTTCGCTACAAACCAATTGACGAAACCGGCGAAACTATAACATCGCTAGTTTACATCAAGAAGCAACTACTAAGCGACCTGAACTATCCAAACAAGCTCAAAATAACAATAGAAAAATGTTAAAAGCTCATCTAACAATTGGACGTTGTTTTGTAAAAATAAAACTTTACAAACAGCGTCCAATTTGCCTTAATATGGTGTCCGTAAAGCGGATTGAAGAACGCCAAGAGCTAAAAATGCACGATTACTATCGCCAAACAATCAGCCGGTTGCTCGAGTGCAACTATGACATCTTTCTACCTGCTCAGCAGCAATACGGCCACGAAATAGTCGTCAGCAACGGCGACTGGCTCAAGCGATTGCTAATTCGAACAGCAACGACTGACAAAAATCAAGGGCCTGCAGCAAAGCTACAAATAACCAAAAACAAGCAAACTTATCTCATCGATGGACTAGCTGTTGACGGAGTTCTCTGTTGCTGGCCACTAAACGGCGATGTTTGGCTAATTCCAATCGATGAAGCAATTGGCAAAGAAACTATTAGACTAGCGCATCGAGACGATTTACTAATCTCGCCAATCCAGCGGTTCGATGGCTACTTATCAAAAGAGACACAGCGAGAAATAGTTTCAATTATGAAAGCTCAATACAAATTTGAGCAAAAGTCAATCGATGCATCTGCAACTGAACAAAAGTTCTACGCAGACATACTAAAAGGAAACTAAACAAAATGAAAGAGCTAAAAATCTTCCTTCCAACTGTCCATCTAACCGATGGCATAACTCACCTAGCGCCAGAGCTATGCGACAAAATGTTCGACTACATAAACGCCGGCGCAATCGTTACAGTAGTTAATCCGCCTGGCTCAGTTGTCAACGGATTTGTGCGAAACGTGGCTGAAGTCTTGTTTCCTTGGAGGAAACAAACTGATTTAGTATCACCAGACTTCCTTCACGGTATCGATAGTCCGTTAATAAAAAATTACTTATCAACCCTTAAGAAAAGACGAAAGGAGCTAAAAGATGCGGACAGTGACTAAAGCCGTCCACCACAAAGGCCGCCACGTAGGCGACGTCGATGTGCCAGTCTACGAAACTGTAGATGAACTCATCGCAGCGGAGTCTGAGCAAACCATTCTGAATATGTTCAACAAGCAGAATGCAATCAGACTTCAAGCCAACGAGCGGGCTAAGCATACTGAAGGGCGAATGGGCAAGCAGAAACGCAGAGAGCTTGCGTTCAATCTGCTATCTGCCGATGAAATCGCTCAATTTAGCGGCAATATGGCTGGACTGCAAGAGTATCTCGATAGTGAAGAGATGCAGCGACGAGTGGCAGAGTCTCAAGCTGAAGCAGCAGTCTAATGGCAGTCGGGCAGCCGGTGCAATTCCGGCTGTTCGACTTATTCTTATTACTTGTGCAGCTGCAATAGCCTTGCAACATCCTTAGCTGCACAAGTCGTTATGATAAACTGGTTCAAATTATCCAAACTTGATAAATTGTCGCTGGTTACGCAGCTATCGCTATCTCGTGAGGCATTAGCACAACAAGCTAAAACTCGGCGAGTTAAGCGAGCAACCAAGCGGAAAACTAAAAAGATGAAGTTCAAATCAAAGGAGCTGGAGGAACTGTTCTACTCTATGCCAAAAGAGTTCAGAAGCCTTAACTGGTAACGGGAGGTTACTAAAATGCCATTAGATAACTCCGCTAAGCTCAAAATGTGCGAAACCTGTGCAAGGTCTTTGATATCTAAATACAGAAATCCTCGCATCGAGCACGATGAGCTAGTCAACATCGGATTTGCTGGGATAGCTAGCAATGAGCGGAGCCTAGCGTTCTCGCAAGCTTATCTGCACATGCTAAACTTTATCAATCGCAAGCTGCCGCAATGTAAACCAGACGTTAGATTTAGATACTATCGCAACGAGCCTGAACTATGGCAGCTAATCGACCTAAAAGATGCAGTAGCAAAGCTTACACCATCAGAGCGACAACTAATCAAAGAGTATTTCTACGACGGACTAACTTACGAACAAATGGCTATTCTACATAACAAAAAGTGCAGAGGCTCAATTGGCTGGAGTATCAATCGCATCTTGCGAAAGCTTGAGCGGTTTCTTCGATAAACTATGAAAGCAATTGATTACCTAGTCAACTGCACAAGTCGCTCGGACAGATTTGAGTTGTTTCCAATCGGCGACCCGCACATCGGCAAGCGGAACTGTGCAGAAAAAGCATTAAGTAAACAAGTGAACGAAATCTTGCGGCGAGCTAAAATGCCGCATCGACAGGTAGCAGTAATTTTTGGAGGCGACATAGTAAACGCAATCGACATAACTGACATCAGACGCTTCAACATCGATGACCTAGCTGACTGGTTTGTCGCTTGCGACGGCGAGACTACACGAGAGAGACTAGGCGATATGGTTAATCAGGAAGTCAATAGAGCAGTAGAAATTTTTAAGCCGCTAGCGCCTTACACAATAGGTGCAATCTATGGCAATCATGAGAAAGAGCTCAAAAAGCGACATAGCATAGACGCTCATCGAGAGTTTTGCAGGCGGATGGACATAAACGACTTAACTAACGAAGCCTGCATTAGACTTCGATTCAGGCGAAAAATGCACTCAAGCAACAAAGGTCCTACTAGCACAGTCAATCTATACATCAGGCACGGCTACGGCTCAGGCAGAACTGCTGGTGCCGAGCCTAACAAACTAGCACGAATGCAAGCTGAGTGGGAATGGGCTGACATTTGCTTCAGTGGACACACTCATACATTTCAGATTATGCCGCCAAAGCCAGTTCTCTATTTACCAAACAAAGGAAAACTTCCGCCTCAACTACTCCAACGCTATCGCTTCGCAGCTAACTGGGGCTGCTGGCTGTTCAGCCATCTTACAGGTCCCGGCAACTACGAAAGCGACAAATGCTACGCTGCTAAGCCGATGATGACTATAAAGGCAGTCATCTGGCCTTTCTGGTCAACTCGGACAACTAACAACTATCAAATAAACATGCCTAAAATCGAAATTAGGCAATATCCAATACTCTAAATAAGGAGAAGCAAATGAAAAAAATTATCGAAGCACTTAAAGGCAAAAAGACATACATAGTAGCTGCCATTGTGCTAGCCATCTGGTTCGCCGAGTCTGTCCTAGGCATCGATGTGCCAGGTGCGGAAGTTAGCAATCCGCTCGAGTGGATAATGGCTGCACTTGGGCTAGCTACAACGAGAGCAGCAATCGCAAAGGCGACTGACGCTAATTGACGCAACTACTTGACCTTTATCACTTTCTCCTCTGAGGCCAGCAGACGGCGGAGTTTACCTGCACGCAGCCACCATCCTCGCTGCTGCAGTCCACACTTCTTGGCGAAGTAATCAACTCCGCCAGCTGGTCTTAACAACTAAGCGAAAGAAGGAGCGACATAAATGACAAAACTAATTTTGTTAGCAATCACTGGAAGCATAACTTTAGCAGCAATTATCATTAAGACATTCTACAGCAACGCTGCTAAAGCGAAAAAGCTACAACAAGACATCTGGCAAAAAGAAAAGGACTTAAACTATGTTACTGAAAAAATGGCTCTTGCCACTCGCACTCGGAACTATTCTGTTCGCAATAAACTTAACGAACATCGGCTGCAACTCATCAACGAGCTGGATAGACTCAGAAAGCAACTGGAGTTCTACAAACGACATTCTGCTTGACAACTACGAAGATGCAAATAGCGTTTACGTAGCAGTTCCATTTAGCAGATACGTTCATCTACTTAAATGCGAGGACAAATGTAAATAGCTTGTTCAATGTTTGAACAAGCCAATCTCGAGAAAGGAGAAATAAAATGACAGACATAGAGTTCGATGAGATTTTTGAGGACTTCGTTGACAAAATGCATCACGTATTAAGCTCTCGAGCTGAGCTATACGCTAGCGACGACCGGCTTAACAACTTCAAAAAGGCAGCTACTGTATTAAACAGACATCCGCTTGAAGTGCTAACTACGCTAGTCTCAAAACACTTTTGCGCTCTTTGCGACGAGATAGACCGAATAGTATATGAAGACAAAGAGCCAGATATGACGCTGATTAACAGCTTAGCAGTCGACATTGCTAACTATTGCGGGCCTCTTGTAATCGCACTAGTTAAAGAGACGAAGGAGAAAAAAGACGATGATACGAGTAGATAAGCACTTTACTATCGACTATGTCGATGCCAGCGGATTGAGCTGCTTTGCAAGATGTCCAGCGAGATACTTGTTCCAACGCTTAATGGGACTTGAGCTTCCTGACAAAAGCACAATAGCTGTCGACTACGGAACTGACATTCATAGAGCATTGCCGCACTGCTACAAAGGTGCAGATAACATACAGACAGCAGTTGAGCAGTTTACAGCATCTTGGAGTTCTCGTGAGCACGGCGAGTCCGATGAAAAGCGAACAACTAACCACGCAGTTGCATCGCTCAGTCAATTCGCCGCAACTCACTCACCAGACAAGTGTCCGTATAGGATACTTAACTTTCCAATAAAAGCGCCTACAGCTACAATAATTAGTCCTAACGAGATACCATTTCTGGTCGATATTGGAGGTGATTTGCCGGCAGCTGGGCGGATTGACGTAGCTGTCGAATGGAAAACTACAAATGACCTATGGGTGCTTGATTATAAAACGTCAAGCGAAATCTCCAGCAGATACTTCAAGAATTTCGAAGGCGCTCCGCAAACTTGTCTCTACACATTAGCGCTTAGTCAAATAGCTAATCGACGTGCTACTGGAATGATTATTGAGGCAATTCGAGTTAGCAAATGTAATGTGGAAACTCAAATGCAAATGATTTACGTAAAGGACGAAGAGATTACTGCGTTCATCCGATTTGCTAATCGAATATCGAAAGCAATTATTGCTTGCAACGAGTCGAAGAGTTGGCCGAAGCAGTTGACCGGCTGTTCTCCTTATTCAATGTTCGGCCAGCCCGGCAGACAATGCGAGTATAAAATGATTTGCGAGCAGTCCGATTGGACTTCAGTCTTGCGGTTCTACAAGCAAACAGAACCGTTTCATCCGTTCAAAGTGCGTTAAAGAGAAAGGAGAGTAAAATGAGCAAAACACGCAAAAGACCTACAGTCTTACAAAGAAAAGCTCGCAAAGAGAACTGGGCGCTCTGGCAACTAGCCGGTATGATTCCAGTTCTTCGAACAATGGCTGCACGGACTGAAATAAGCGAGCTTAAGGCACCGTGTGAAACTACAGCAATGATGCTTGAGATGATAGCTCAAAGAATTAAAGTTCGTCAATTAGCACGAAGGAAGCAAAAAAGATGAAACTCTGGTTAACTAAAAGCTCATACACAGGCGAGTATGTCGTCTGGAAAACTAAACCTGAAGCTCTGTTCGGAAACGACTATGCAGATGTAATGTATGTAGATGGTGAAGTTGTAGCTCGTGGGCTCTATGCATTCGACCAGTTGTTTCCTAAACTTTGCTCAAACATTCAACCAGCAGGAAGGACAACAATTGAGCTAACTGAAACCGACAATGGATACTTATTACGAAAGGCATAAAGATGAAAGCAGCGGACTTAAAAACTCAAAACAAGCCGCCTAACCTGCTATTTTACGGGCCTGCAGGTAGCGGCAAAGGACAACCTCTTGACGCCATAATTCTAACGCCAAGTGGGCCTACTACAATGGGAGCAATTAGTGTCGGACAAGTTGTGTTAACACCAACTGGTTCAGCTATTGTAGAGGGTGTTTATCCTCTTGGTATAAAGGATATCTATGAGATATCTTTTAGTGATGGTAGTAAGACAGAGTGCACATTAGACCACCTGTGGAACGTATTTTACTACTCACAGTCAAGAGATGTAGGCAAAGCAGGAAGAAAAAAGGGAGTTACACATAAGAAGCATAGGGTAGTGTTAAGTAAAACAATGAAGCTAGATAATATAATGAAGGCATTAAGTCGAGCCACTAGGAAGAATAAGTATTGGATACCTCAAACTGAGCCTGTAGAGTTCACATGTAAGCCTAATTTATTGCCTCTTGACCCTTATGTCTTGGGAGTATTACTAGGCGATGGATGTCTCTGCAAAAATACACCATCATTTACGTCGATAGATGGAGAGATAATGTGCGAGGTAGAAAAGAGGCTAGGCCCTGAATACCCAATAACCTATTATAAATCTACAGACAGAAATGCTTGGAGTTGCAGCATACCAAAGTTAAAGCCTATAATAGAAAAGCTTGGGCTGCAAGACACACACTCACAGAATAAGTTCGTCCCAAGCGGATACTTGTTTGCTCCGTCAAGTGTAAGACTATCTTTGCTTCAAGGACTATTTGACACTGATGGCTCTGTTGACAAACAGGGGCGCGTAGAGTTCTACACTACGTCTGCACAATTGGCGATAGCAGTGCGCTTCTTGATAGAGTCGCTAGGAGGAACGTGCAAGGTTCGATACAGAACAGGTAAACTGTATGGAGTTGGTAAGTCCAGAGTATACACTTGCACACCGTCATTAAAGAGCCAATCCCAGCTGTTTCTGCTAAAGCGTAAAAGGGACAGAGTGGTTGAGCGAACTAAATACTTTCCAAAGCGTATCATAACTGGCATTACTTACTCAAGAAAAGCTGAGTGTCAATGTATAAAAGTAAGCGGCAGTAATGGCTTGTATTTAACCAACAATTTCATAGTTACTCACAATACTGCCTTAGTTAGCCAAGCATACAAAGGCTACATGTTCGACTTCGATGACGGAATGCGGACAGCATTGACGCTCAACGACAAGTTCACTAAATATCGCCAATCGCTGACATTTGACACCTACGTAGATGAAAACCCGCTTCAGCCGACTGCATATATGAACGCTAAAAAGAAGCTATTAGAAATCGGCAAAGCAATCTCATCTAACCAATGGCAGTTTGACGCTTGCATAATAGACTCCTTAACTGGCCTCTGCCGAGCCGCACAACTGCACGTAATGGCTTGCTCAGGCAATGCATTAGCACAGCCAAAAATACAGCACTACGGAATGATAGTTAACGAAGTTGAGTCTATCCTAACTATCCTTCGCTCGTTCAAAGTTTTGACGCTTGTTACTGCTCACGAGATGCTCGTTGAAACTGATACAGGAACGCTCATAAGAATAATGTCGGCAACTAGACCTCACGGAATGAACAAACTGCCTTGGTTGTTTGATGAGGTGCTTTATACAAAAGTCATCCGGCGAGGTCAAGGCAAGTCGGACTATATCGTCAGCGGCCGCTCGACTAGCGCAATCGTAACTAGGACTCGGAGTGGCATAACTGACGACATTGTGCATAACGAGGAAGGCCTTCAACTAATTTTAGAGAAGGCCGGCTATAAATATAAACCCTTTTATGGAGGCGAACAGTATGCCAATAGTTAATGTAGATGTTGCTGACGAAAGTAAATTTCAGCAAAAGAGCTTCAAGCTGTTGCCAAAAGGCAACTATGTCTTTGAGCTCGCAAAGAACCTGGTTGTTGAGCAAGCAAAGACTTCAAACAATCGGAAGGTAGATGTGGAAGCTGTCTGTATGGACGAAGGTGAGTTCAAAGGGACTAGAGTATGGACGACTATTGCGCTCACTCCAAAAAGCGACTGGCGGTTAGTCCACTTGGCTTTAGCCTGCGGAACTCAAACAAAAGATGAGATTAAAGCAGCAGGCGGAGTTGACCTATCGCTCTTGACAGCCGGCTGCCGCTTCGAAGCATCCGTCGATGTTACACCTGAGCAGACCGCTCCAGATGGCACTACCTACCGAGCGAAGAATACAATAACTAGGTTTCTCTTTGAGAGCGATGAGTAGAATGACGAAAGTAGCAACGGACAACTTAGCAATTGACAGCTCAGCAATTGACAACTCAGCAATTGACAGCTAACCCTTTCTACTCTCCTTCTCTCGCCGCCCTGCGGAGGTATGAATGGCAGCAGTTTCTCTGGTGGATACCTTTAGCGAGGATGATGGGAGCCTCGCACGTATCGGCGGTATTTATTGAAAGGACATAACTATGACTATGAACAACGCAAGGATAAAATGCTTCGGTGGATACATACCGATTAGAGACATTGAAGCAATAGATACTAAACAAAAAATATGGAAAGGCAAAAGAATAGTCGAAATCGGAACTCCGACTGATGTGCTTGAAGAGCTATTTTTCAGTAGAGACTATAGTTCAGACAGTGAAATAGACAAGCTGCTCTGTGAAAAGCACATTAAAGACAACAGCATACTTGGCTGTGAGTTCTGGCTAATACCAAAGGAAAAACTATTGTTCGGCTACGACCCGCCGTCAACTATCTTAAAACCAGACATTAGACCATCAAGCAGCCGACCGAGGATACAAATATGATAGACATTAAAGATGTTTTGCTGATAGCAATACTAATAACTATATTACTCTGGACACGGAAACGATGAAGATAAAAATAAAGTCAATAGAAGTAAAGCAAAAAGAAGGCAAGCGTGCTCGAGGCGACTACGGCGACTTGACGAGGCTGGCCAAGTCGATTAAAGAACACGGACTTATGCATCCAATTGTAGTTGACAAAGCGACTAGCGGAGACAAAGAATACATTCTCATCGCTGGCGAGCGGCGATTGCGAGCTGCAGTTCTCATCGGACTATCTGAAATAGAAGCAACTTTAGTTTCGCAGACAACTGCATTAGAGCGCAAGGCAATGGAGCTCGAAGAGAACGTGATAAGGAAAGACTTAACTTGGCCAGAGGAAGTTGAGTGCTTAAGACAGCTGCACGAATTGCGGCAGCAAATGTATGGAGCTGCGACTCGTGCTAAAGATAACGTTGGCTGGGGAGCTCGAGAGACCGCTGAGGCAGTTGGACGCTCGCTTGGTTCAGTTGGCGGCGATTTGCGATTGGCAACTGTTCTTAAAGAGCGGCCTGAATTGCTTAAAAAAGTCCGCAAGCTACCAAAGGTCGCTGCTATGAAGATAGTGCAGCGAATGGTTGAAGCTGAAGAGCTCAAGCGCCAGATGGACAAAAAGGAGTTAGTAATCACTGCAGACTTGCGGCTAGGCGACTGCTGCGATTTAATCGATGAGATAGAAGACCATTCAGTAGATTGTTTACTAACCGACCCGCCTTTTGGCAATCCTGGCATCGTTAAGACTGGCCAGACGCACGTATCATCGTATAACGTTACTGAGTCCAACGTAAGCACACTTGAGACTATGTTTCCAGTTTATAAAGTGCTTATTCCTAAGTTAGCAAAGAAACTGAAAATCGGAGCTCACGTTTATATTTTCTGTGGAATGGGCGAAGCTTACTGTTTTCTAATGAAAACACTAGCTGAAAACGGTTTCCTAATGGATGACCTTCCGCTCATCTGGTATAAGAAACGCTCATCGGTTATCGGCAAGGACTTTCACTATCTTTCGAGTTATCAAGCATGCTTATTCGGACATAATCAAGAGCGTAAAAGACCGCTAAAAAAGCCAATAAACAATGTAATTATTGCAGCTACAATAGCTCCGCAGATGAAAGTGCATCCGTTACAGATAACTGATGCAGTCTTGCGGCCGCTAATAGAAAACAGCACAGTTCCTGGCGAGCTCGTGCTTGATTGTTTTGCTGGCAGCGGAGCGGTGTTAAAAACTGCAGAGCAGTTGCAGCGTCGAGCTATCGGCTTTGAGCTCGACGAAGGAAATTATTTACGAGCAATAAAATGGTTAAGTGAGACGAAAGGAGAGCAAAATGAAACTTGACACACGCACGTTACTGGAAGTGCAATATCAAGTTGCACGGAAACTATTCAACGGACTTGCTGACAAAGGCGGTCATCTGTCTCAATGGATAGACGGCTATCGAGCCGCATCAGAAGTTGTTAGGAAAGAACTGCGTAGACTTTACGTAAAATCCAAAGGAGCCTAAAATGCTAGTTCAAGACACAGGTCCTCGAGACGCAAAGATAATGCTAGTCGGTGAGGCTCCTGGTGAAGAGGAAGAACGTATAGGGAAGCCGTTCGTTGGAGCAGCTGGCAAGATGCTTAGGCAAATGCTCAGCCACGTAGGGATTGATTATAACAGCTGCTATGTAACTAACGTTATGAACGTCCGGCCTCCCGGGAATAATTTTAGGTATTTCTACAACGGCAAGCTTCCGAGCCGCGAGCTTGAACGTGGATGGCAGCAGCTGCAAAACAAAGTTGCTTCAATACGTCCAGATGTAACTATCTTGCTCGGCAACGAGCCGCTAAAAGCTCTTTGTAACAAAAGCGGAATTAGCAACTGGCGTGGCACTTGGCTATCGTTCAGAGGAATAAATGTTTTGCCAACTTACCATCCATCCTATGTTTTGCGTCAATATGGCGACCATCCAATTGTCGAGCTGGACTTAATGAAAGCTGCTACACAGAAGCCAGCTGCTGAGCCAACATTTATCCTGCAGCCAACGCTCAAACAAACAATTGACTGGCTATCAACTGCGCTCGATAGCGATAGTCGCATTGGCTTCGACATTGAAACTATAGGCAAGCATGTTAGGTGCTTAGGATTATCGAGCAATCGGTCAACTATCTGTATTCCGTTTATTAAGTTTCCATCATCGGATTTAGTCAGTCCGTCTAGCTCAACGATTGTTCAAGTGTCTGGTATCTCTGGCCACTCGAGCTCATACTGGTCAGCTAGTGAAGAAATTGCTATCATCGATGCAATAGACAAACTGTTCAGAAGCGGCATTGAAATAGTTGGACAAAATAGCATTAGCTTCGATGCTCCGTTGTTAGCTGAAGAGTTCGGACTGACAATTGCTAATCACTACATAGACACAATGCACTTATGGCACTGTTTGTATCCTGAGTTGCCAATGAGCTTATCGTTTTTATGCTCTGTGTTAACTAACTATCCGAACTACTGGACAGAGATGGACTCTACTAATGACAAAAGTCTGTGGCGATACAACTGCTTCGATGCGTTAGTTACACTAGAGATTAGCTACAAGCTCGAGAAAGAGGCGAAGGAGACTAAAGTATGACTACTCTATGGAATACCTACAAAACTCACGTCCATCCGCTTGCTGAAGCGTTATCAGCTGCACAACAACGCGGAGTTCTAATTGACACAGATGCAAGAGAGAAGCTTATCGATGATTTTAATGCACGCGTTGAGGCGACTAAACAAGAAATAAACTCCATTGCTGGACGAGAGGTCAATCCAAACAGCTACAAACAGATGAAGGAGTTGCTATATGACGAGATGAGACTGCCTGTTATTTACAAAGCAGGCAGGCCAACTACAGATGAAGATGCGCTTTTGCGCTTGCACAAACGCTATCCAGATGAGCCGATACTAACTGCAATTATTAAGTATCGAAAAGACACTAAACTAGTTGCAACGTTCCTAAAGGCTAAACTAGACAGCGATGGGCGAATGCGGACTAGTTACAATGCATCAGGCACTAAAAACTTTCGCATCAGCTCATCGAAAAACCTCTGGGGTTCAGGAATGAACTTGCAAAATATACCAGTTGGAAAGCGGCCTGGAGTGGCTAACATTAGACAACTGTTTATTGCTAGTCCTAACTGCTCGTTTGTCAAAGGTGATTTAGTTCAGGCCGAAACAATGGTAGTTGCTCGGATACTTTGTCGCTTCAGAGACTACTACCTATGGAACAGATACTCTAACGAGCTAAACTTTGACATACATAAATGGGCGGCCTCAACTATTTTTGGTGTAAGTGAACAGAGCGTAGATAAACATCAAAGGGACATAGGCAAATTAGCAAATCACGCGAGTAACTATTGTGCAGGCCCTAAAGTCATCCAGTCCGCTGCGTTAAAGTATGGCATTGAAGGCGTAGACTATCAAATGGCTAAACACATAATTGAGACAAGACGCAAAGCACTACCAGGTCTGTCTCGCTGGTGGAAGCACGTAGAGAGAACAATTAGGAAAACTCGGGCGCTTACTACTTGTCTCGGCAGACGCCGGCTGTTCTTTGGTCGACTTGACGACAACACAACTTTGCGAGATGCAGTTGCATTCGAGCCGCAGTCAGTTGTTGGCGATGTCTGCAATACTATCTTCCGTCGAGTCTATGCAATGTATGCTCAATTGCCGGCTGACGATTTGGCGAGTCCGCTGCCAGTTTTGCAAGTGCACGATGAGGTAGTAGTTGAGTGTCCAGATGATACTGTTGAAAGTGTTAAGCAGGCAATTGTTTCTGCGGCAGTTGTTCCGCTGCGACTAAACGATGATATGTCTCCGCTGATTATACCGATTAAAATAACAGTTGGAAAAAACTGGCGTGATTGTAATTAAAGGGCGGCGAAAGTAAAAGAATGTTAACTCTTTTATGCGAAGACAGAAACCAAAATGGTGGAAAACATAGTTCTGCTGAGGCGGACTCAGCAGAACTAGCCGCCCTCTAAAAGAGAAAGGAGATTGAAAAATGAATAATGTAGAACAGCAGTCGGACTTCGGTAGAGGATTAGTTTATTGCATAGGATTATTTCTTGCTCACGCTAGTGAAGCAAAGAATATGCTTTGGATTGATGCTGCTTCAGACCATTTGTTTGAGTTAGAAACTCTTAACATTAGAGATAAAAAGCTAAAAAGGGAAATAGAAGACTGGCGAGAAAAAGTGCTCAACTGGAGACACGGCCTCTCCAGAAAGCGTGCAACTGAGGAACAAATAGATTGGGCAATTGAGCAAGCGAAAAAGTTTTTATATCAAATAGATAAAAAGATGCTCGGAGTTGACGTAGCAAAGGCTCGATGGGAGTAACGACAATGAGCATTAGAAAACAGACAAAGTTGTGGACAACAAAAACAGGCAGAAAAATACGTATCTGCGATATGAGCGACAGTCATCTACTTAACGCAGTTAAGATGTTAAGACGATATGCAAAATCCGCTTACGAAAATGCAATTACTAATGGATATTATTTACTCGGCTCATTGCAAGGTGAAGCGGCAATAGACCACTTGGAAGACCAACTTATGAGTTTAGAGGAAGAAAGTCCTGATGAATTTTTGCCAGACATCTACTGGAATATGCTGGATGAATGTGAACGCAGAGGATTGACAAGTGAATAGAACCGGTGGTGGCTTAGTGGATTTTGTTTTGCGATGAACAATGGCAGGATTGAGTCTATTACCGCAAGCTAAGCATAACACTCCTGCCCGCCGGCTCTTTTTGAAAGGAGAAAAATGTGTGATACAATAATTTGTGATAGATGCAGGAACTTCGAAGTTCACCCCTCTGGTGTAACACAAATCTGCCACGCACAAAAAGAAGGTAGCCAAGTCGGAACGCCTTGGATTACTGATGAATACAGAGATAGACGCTTTTGTGGTGATGCAAAAACTTGTAAAGGGTTTATTCCCATTTCTATAGAGTATCAAAAACAAAGAAAGGAACACTAAATGATTGTTACAGCAACGGCAGTTTTTGTTAAAAGTGTTTTTTATAGACTTCAATTAAACAAACATATATTTTTTGAAAGGATAGTAAAATGAAACCAGATTGACAAGTAAATAGAACCGGCGGCGTGTGTGAAACGACCGTGTTAGGGCTGAATTAAGCCACGCCTGAAACAAGGCTCCACGAGTGCTGACGAGCAAGCAGGTAGCGGGTAATGCCAATCCTGCCCACCGGTTCTTTTTGAAAGGTGGTAAATGATGAAAGAATTATATGAATGAAAGAAGACTACGTAAAGATTGTTGTTTGTGAGGATATACCAATTTACTGTCGTGAAAATCCACCAGAAAATGTGCCGATAAAGACGTTTCTCATTCCTGTTGACAGAATAGATAAGGGATGGGTTGCCAGTTTAGATAGCAAGGAATTGATTTGGAAGAATGGTTTTTTGAAATATAAACCGGCCAATATGTCCGCTCAAGTTAAACGACTTTTGAATCTTACAGAACAAAACAGACAACTCCAAGCCGGAAGTAGTTCAAAAGTCACAGGAAAGAGGTGAATAAATGTGCTGTGCTATAAAATGTGTTCGTTGTGGAGCTGTTAGTTATAATGAATCTGGCAAAACCCCTTTAACTTGCAATGCTTGTTATGAGAAACTCCAAAATCGAGAGGCTAAACTTGAAGTTGAAACTAAGCGGCTTTTGACCGAACACGAAATGGATAGGAAACATATTGAGTATGTCGAACAGATAAACGCTAATCTTGCAGAACAAAATAAGCAACTCCAAGTTGAGATAGAACGTCTGCAAAAGCGATTGACTGTGTTAGAAGAGCAAGCCCTGAAAGGAGAGTAAAAAATGAAAAAGCTGGATTGGTTTGCTAAAAAGAAATAAACAAACTATAGCTAAGGAGCAACTAAATGTTCAAAGGAAACGATGACTTTACTGTTCACAGAGCGGCCATTGACTGTGCTGCAATAGTATTTGCTGGAGCCGGCGTTGATGACTGCGTGAATCACTACAATAACATAATATCAGACCGTCATAAGAACATTTCTGATAGAGACGAACTTGCAACTGAAATGTTTCGCGATGGCTGTCTTCTCGGCGCAGCAATCTTTGTTGAGTTACTCGCGACC